CTTCGTGTCAGTTAAAGACTCTTTGTATGGGCCGGTTGGTTACCGGGGTTGCCAGTGACAGGTGAGAGCCTTAGCTACAACATAGCCACCATGAAGTTTCTTCTTGCGAAATTTTGGGAGTCCCCACTTATCGATAGGAAGTGAACCGCTTTGCAATGCATTGCTGTTCACCCACTTGACGTAGCGGTGGAGGCTCTTGGAACTTGCAAGATAGAAGGTTGCATAGGGCATTTCAGTCCTTGAGATGGTTGCTCGCGTTCGCCTGATTGAATCGGCGTAGGTGAGATAGTCATCTTTATGGTCTGGTTTGCGTTCTGCAGTTCCAGCGTAAACAAAACGCTGGTAGGCAAAGCTAACAGTACCGTGAATATCCACAGCGACTTCTGATGTTTTGAAGTCGTAGTGCTTTTTAAAGCGAAGGAAATCACGGTCCTGAAAGCCAGCATCTTCAGGGTAGAAGGGAGGGACGACAAGTACGTCAATGCCGTACTCCCTAAATAACTTAGAAATGACATGGAACAACTCCTTGTTGTACAGATACCGCACAGGCCCGAAGCACTTAATGTACTTCATTGTTAGCCTGTTCAGGATCGTATACAACCAGGGCGCCAAGGCACTCTTTCGGTTATCCACCGGACTTTTCAGATGATAAGCCCGTACGTCATACCCGCGATAGTAGTCACCACCGCAGGATTCTCTAAATCCAGGACCTGCATCAAAGAAGGATTTTTCAGTATTAACTAAAAACCCGACCCTGGTACATGAGGTTATAAACGCCTCAGCCAATGAAGTTTCAACGATACAATCGTCCCCGAAGACAGATGCTGTTTTAATTCCTTTTTCAAGGAAGACAGTGTTAGTCTCGGATTCGTGCATCTTCGTTGCTTCGGCTAGTGCCCAGAAAATGAGCGTCTCAATAGGGAAAGTTGTTGCATTTCCCATAGTACTAAACATTGGCAAGGTCTTCTTGACCTTATCGATTTCCATGGATGGAGACCGAACAATGTCCAGCGCCCAAAACCAATCATGTGGAAATAAAAACTCCACTAACTGGTAAAGCACACAGTCGCTTGCAGATTGCCAATCAATGGTGGATTTTACACCGTCCATCGAGGCAACACGTGCTAGTAGCTGGTGCATGTCGGGCAAAGTACGCACATCGAGACCGAAGGCAGCTAAACGTTCGTACATACACGCCATCAGGCCCAACTGGAAGAACATATTGCCAGTGGGCTCAATTGCGATAATGCGGTTCGTCTTTGCATTCTTCGGAACAGTTGTAGCTCGCGATCCGTCTACGATTTTGTACCACTCCCCATAGGGCCTATATCGATTGAACTTGTCAATCGAGTCCTTCAACACGAAGTCAAAGGTGAGGTATCTGTCGTAGAGCTTTTGTACACGGCTAGTCATGCTAATAGGAAAGGTGTTCTTGGCCTCAAGGCTGGTATCAACATACGGCACGCCGATTGTTGAACCTGTACCATGACGACACGCACCAAACCACTCATCCTCATCAAGTTTTCCGAGGACAGTGTTGATAATGGCCCGCGCACGGTAAAGAACCGATTGCGAGTCAGACATTTTGCGTCTTTGACAAGACGTGAAGCCTGTGGGGAGATCAAGTTCGATCCCTTCGAGGTGATCACAGACCGCATAGAATTTCTCATATGCAGGTCCGTCAAGGACACTAGTGTCAACACTGGCTGGTAGGTACTTTTTCTTAAAGTCCTTGCCAACATTGTTAGCTAACTGTATTGCCGCTGGGTTGTATCCATGCTCTGCTCGGACACAACTCAGATCGCGTAAAAGTGCCTGGTGAATTCTCGCTGAGATTACATCAGGATTAAAGAGCGTTTCGTTCTCTAACGTCTTAACACTACAGGTCATAGGATGTTCTCCTGTTGTTGACCATCAATTTCACAGATCAAAACACTTAATCCCCCGTCTTAAACGACGTGATTTCCTAGGCCAAAAGCCTTTGCTATCACGAAGCCATGGGATGGAGGTAGTGCTTCTTTACTGTACATTGCCACGGTTAAAATGGGCATCAGCATCTGCTGAAATAATCCATTGGGCCATAGCATAGCGCAGTTTGATCTTTTCCGCGTCGGTAGTCTCACGTGAAGTGAGCAATTCGAAGCGGGCAATGTCGTTGTTCGAACTCAAATCAGCCATTACTTTAGGCTGGGTAAGAGACAAACTCGAACGATCGCGTGTGAAACCGCCTGGCGCCGTTGGTGCAACTTTTCCTTTCACGAATGAAGCTTTTCCGGTCCGACGAGTGTCGGGATCGGTATCTTCATCCACGTAGAGAGTGTTGCTACCCACCGTACTACCCATAGATTTCAGGGTTACGGCGGATGAACCAGCGGGCGCAAAGGTAGTGATGACATCTAAGATTGTTAGATTATCGTTTGACATGAGTATTTACTCTTCGGCGAACATCAAGGTTTAGATGTTCTTCTAAAAAGTCGAGCTTTAGGTTCTTATGTATCAGAACTGCCAGATCGGCTATTCGGGTTATGTCAGACACGAGACCACGTATGTTAACGCTGTCAAGTGTATCCGACGCTGATGGTGACCACGGAGTCCGCGCATAAATAAAGTCGCGATACTCAATTGGACTAGCAGTAACTTTGATGGTATAGCCAGGATTAACCTGGTTAACCCAAGTCGCACTTGCAACTTGTTCATCTTTGACTGTAGTCCATGCGGCTAAAATGTGTATTCTTGGGTCTGCAAGATTCGTCATGCCACGGACGGCACGCGAAACATTATAAACTCGGTCAACCATAAAGCTGTAAGGCAGTATCTGCCACACAGTCTCAGGTATGTCCTTGTTTCGCAAACCCAGCTCGAACCGAAGATCCTCTACCGGATTTGTAATATGGTAGAGTATGCCTGCTTTAATAGTATGAGTGGACCAGGATTTTCTTTCCCAGTCATCATATATAGATGGGCTCCAATTTCTACGGAATCCATCATCGAGGTTAGCTGTTAACGTGGAGAACCCACGCGCAGTTTGCCTCACAGGCATCTTCCTTTTCTCAGTATCGTTGAGCTTCGATTGAATAACCTCGAAGCCATCCTCAACAGAGCGCCATAACGGCCTCATTCCAAATTGGTAAGATAGGTACACGTCATCAAAGGCACGAATTTTATCGTTAGCCTTTTTAAATTTTGACATGTCCCGCATCGCTACCTTCTTGAACTGATAAGAAAGAGCTTGAAGAGACTGCAAAGGATTTCTAACCAGGGCAAAGCTCTGGCGAACCTCAGCAATATCTTCACCGAATGCATTTGGAGTTTTATCCATTGCAGCAATGGCGTCGGCTTTCGCGTCTTCCATTGCTTCGGCTCGGTCTGCGGCTGATAGAGAGGTTTGACACAACAGTTTTTCGCCGAAGCGATCACTGTCATCCCCTCCGGACATGCTTAACTGATACATAGGTGCGCCACCAGATCTTTTGGTGACATACCCTGTAGAGGCTTCGGTAGCTTTGTAAGTACCTTGGCCAGCAGTCAAGCGTCCCCGCACGAGAGTACAACCATTGTTGAAGATTTCACCGCGCGCAGAACGCGCAGCAAAACCAGCAACGACTGTGTCCGACATGGTAACCTTATCTCGCCCACCAAGGGTTGGATAAGTACTGTCAGTCGGACTAGGCCCGTCCCAAGTCACGCGACAGTTATCGTAATTTGATCCCAGATCGCGTACTCTGGTTCTTGGGCCTGCAGTCATAGTTGCACCTTTGTTTCACATTCGATAGACCAATGGCTATCACATTAAAGGAGTACAAGAAATACCCCAGTAGTCACAGTAAATTACTACTGATTAAGCATAAGCTTAAACCAAGC